CCACCTCATAAAATTTACGACCTCACAAGGTCCACAAATAACAATATAGAACATCAGTCTTTGGAATATCTCCAAGACTCCCTTGTGCCATGGATCACTCGATCAGAAATGGAATTCAACCAAAAGCTATTTACATCCAGTGAACGTGGCAGGTTCTATACCAAATACAACGTGAACGCACTACTCAGAGGAGATTCCGCCGCTCGTGGTGAATTCTACTCTAAGGGCATTAATTCGGGTTGGATGAAACCAGATGAAGCAAGAGATCTGGAAGACATGAACCCTGAAGGTGGTATGGCCAATGAACTTCATTTCCCTGTGAACACACAAACAGAAACTCAAATTCTAAAAGATAAAAGCAATGAGTAAAACAATATACATTCCAGAGAGGCGGTTTTTCGAAAGCTCCGTACAACTCCGTTCAGCTGAGGAAGGAAGTAGAACCATTGAGGGGTACGCATTCAAGTTTGAAATGTGGTCCCGAAAAATCAATGGTTGGTTCTTTGAAAAAATAGCCAGGGGCGCAGCCGATGATTTGAACTTTAACGAGATGGACATCTTGGCATTGTTCAATCACTCAATAGACAAAGTGTTGGCACGCACAATCAGTAAAACATTAAACCTTGAGCTGGATGAGATAGGTTTGAAATACTGGTTCGATGCACCCAACAACACTGCTGGTAATGACCTGTTGGAATCTGTTAAGCGTGGTGATATCCAGCACAGCTCATTCTCTTTTATTCTTGCTCCAGGAGGTGACAGTTGGACCATTGACGAAAACGGAGATGAGCGCAGAACCCTTACCAAGTTCGCCTCCATCTTGGATGTATCACCAGTTACCAATCCAGCTTATCTGGACACCACCGTTGCCAAACGATCTTTTGAAGCCTTCAAACAAACACTTGAAGGTGAACAAACATACCACCGACGTGAGATGGCACGTCGCAAGTTCAATCTAATATTCAACCAAAAAACAAATTTGAAATGAAAACAATTAAGTTAATGAAGATATTTTTCTTCGCAGTCGTGACCATCATCGCTGGTGGTCTTTTCGGAAGCCTCATTGCAGGCTTAGGTGTTGCAGGTGCTTTACTTGCAGCGGCCCCTATTGGCATTGTTGATTATGATAGCGTAATCAAAGAGTTGCGTGAGCAGTTGGCAGGTAAGCAAACTGAAATGCGCGCACTCATTTCCACATCAGAAGCTGAGTCCCGTGACTTTACCGATGATGAAGATAAGTCATTTAAAAAGTTAGAAGCAGAAGCCGCTAAGATTGAAGAGCGTATTTCCCGATTGGAAAAAGCCGAAAAGCTGAATGCTTCAGGAGCTAAAGGCAAGCGTGCAGACGATGCTAAGGCTACGGCCGAACAGCGTACAGCAGAGCTTAACGGTGCTTTCCGAAGCTGGTTAAGATATGGAAATTCTGGTATGTCTCAAGAAGAACGCACTCTTATGCGTGACTGGATGGAAGAGAGAGCCTTAAGCACATCAGGAGCAACCAAAGGTGCCACCACCGTTCCCGAAGGTTTCTCAGGTTATCTTGAAGAGGCAATGAAAACCTTTGGTGGTATTATGGAAGTAGCCAATGTGTTGGACACCGAAACTGGCAATGATATCCCCTATCCTACTGTGAACGATACTGGCAATAAAGGAGCGATCCTTGGTGAAGGTACCACAATAGGTGATGGTGTCGATCCTGTTTTCGGTTCTGTAACTGTAAAAGCTTTTACTTACTCTTCTAAGCCTGTATTGATCTCAAATCAGTTATTGGAAGACAACGCTGTTAACCTGGAGCAAGTAATTGCTGGTATGTTGGTTGACAGGGTGATGAGAGCTTTCAGTGAGCATTCTGTTGGAGGTGCTGGAACAAGCACGCCTCAAGGTATTACCGTAGGTGGTGTCAAGGGTGTGGATGCAGGAGAAACTTCAATCACGTACGACAACCTCGTTGATCTTATGCACAGTGTAGATCCTGCATATCGCAAGAATGGAACTTGGATGTTTCACGACAACACTTTGAAAGCCCTGAAGAAATTGAAGGATGCTGAAGGTGCCTACATCTTCCAGACTTCACTTCGTGATGCTGAACCCGACACTGTTTTAGGCAAGCCTTTCATTATCAATAATGATATGCCTGAGATCGGAGCTTCCAACAAATCCATTGCTTTTGGAGATTTCAAAAAGTACTTGGTGCGTAGAGTAAAGAACTTTGCCGTGAAGAGGTTAGATGAGCGTTACGCTGATCTTAACTCCACCGCTTTCATCCTGTTTGTTCGCCTCGATGGACGTGTCCTCGATGCTGGTACCAACCCAATTAAGTACCTAGAGCACGCAGGCTCATAATATTCAAAGAGTGTTATTGTTCCGTTCCGCCCCGTCTCCGCTGCAAGTTTCATAGCCTTGCAGCGGAGACAACGGAGCAAACTTAATAAACCATCACTAAAGGAATCGGATATGAAAATTAAAATATTAACCAATTTAATGACCGCCTCTAAATCTTACCGAAAAGGTGAAGTGGTAGAGGTGAAAGATCAGGAAGGTTTGGCTCTTATTGAATCCAATCTTGCTGAGAAGTTTGATCCTAAAGCTGAAGCCGAAGCAAAGAAAGTTGCTGCTAAGGAAACCGAAAAACCAAAGGTTGAAACAGCCACCGATAAAACCAAATCAGAAAAAGCCACACAGGATAAAAAGTAATTGAACAATGGCATACAAGATTCTAACAACAGGAGATGCGTGCATCTCATTAGATCAATTAAAAGCACACACATACGTTCAAGGCAATGAAGAGGATGATTTACTCTCTCTTTATATTGATGCAGCATGTGAGCGCTTTGGTTTAATGACTGGTTTTGTCATCCCTGAAACTGAATTCTTACTCACTGCCAGTTCGTTCAATGGTCTTAAGATTTACCGTGGCCCAATCATAGAAATTCAAGAAGTAAAATATACAGATGCACAAGGGCAGGAACAAACCATTGATCCTGAACTTGTTCATTTCTCAGACGAAAGACCATCAACTATCGTCTGTAAAACAGGATGGCCAACAACATCAGGCATGCCCGGCTCTGTTAGCATAAAGTTTAAAGCTGGTCATGGTGAAGATGAGATACTCCCTAAGTTGGTTAAGTGGGCAATTTTAACAATGGCAGCTACCTCCTATGAAAATAGAGAAGAGGTTGTAACAGGGATCACGGTTTCATCGATCCCAAATTCTGCTCAAATGGTTATTGATAGTTACTCAATTGTAGAGGCATGAGAATAATAAACCGCAGAAGCTTTGTAGAGTTCTATGCTCTTCAAACCACAACCGATGAGTTGGGGCAAAGAGTAAAGAGTTGGAGCGCCAAGCCTGTGGCAAGTGCCATGTGTGGAATAAAAGAAGAGCGCAGTGTCGAAGGAGCTTATCAGCGTGAAGTTCCAGAGAATCAAGTAACCATTGAATTCAGACCAGCACTGAGCGTTAAGCCAGAAATGAAAGCTGTGATGGATGGTATCAATTATAATGTTAACGCTGTGAAGCCACTGAGTAGAACTCGAATGATTGTTGAAATGACAATAAAAAGATAATGGCCAAACAACCTATTGATATTGAGTTTGATGGCACCGAAAATCTTGAAGAGATATTTGCAAAACTCCCTTTGCAATATGCACGTGCACCAGTAATTTCTGCATTCCGAAGAGCTGGCAGGCCGTTGGTTAATGAGATAAGAAGGTTGGCACCAAGTTCTTTCAAGTCATTGATAGGTGTTGAAGCAGTAAGAAGAGCAGCGGCCGTTAATGTGGGGTACAAGAAACAACGAAGTGGCGAAGGTCACTTTAATAGATTGAAAGCTTATTGGCGTGATTACGGAACGTTACAAAAAAGAATGCCAGGACACTCATTCGTAAAAGGAAGAGGAAGTAAAAGCCGAGGCTGGCGTGGCGGAATCAACCCACGTAATTCAGTTGAGGAGGCTTGGAATAATAAAGGCAACGAAGTACAATCCTTATTAGATAAGGAGTTGGAACAAAAGACAACACAATTTTTAAACAAGCATGCAAAGAAATGATTGAGAAAGCACTATACCAAACCATCAACCCTGTTTTACAATCCTTCCCACTGTCTGCTGTGGCAGAAGAAACCAATGAGGATGGAAAATTAGAAGGGGTGACATTGCCATTGGCTGTGTACTCAGAGAGCTATGAGCCAGTGCGCACCAAGGAGGGTATCAGTCATTACACAGGTGAGTTGTTTGTTTCTGTCGTGGCAAAAACAAAGCTGTCAGTACGTAACTACTCAATTCAAATCATTGCAGCACTTGAAGCTATTGCAGGCACCACAGTAGATGGTACTGAGTTCTTACACGTTCGTCAAGCCAATCCGTTGGCTATGGATTATGATGCTGATGATCAGGCATATTTCTCTGAGTTAACATTCAATTTCAAAACAAAAAATATTTAACCATGGCAAAAGTATTATTAGGCTATAATATCGGTATCCGTATTATAGATGGCGAAGATGTAAAGATTGTTGTAGGCACCACTTCCAACAATTTCTCCATTTCTCCTGAGCTTAAGGAGCGCATAACCAAAGACGATAAAGGGTTTAAGCGCAGCACCAAAACTGGCAACGCTTACGAATTCACCGTCGAAGCACTTTCTCAAATCAAAGATACAGGCGAAACAGAGATAATGGATCGTGATGATATCATTGATCTTGCCTTGGCAATTGGTGAAGATGCTGAGTTCGAATTCTATTACGGACCCATTGCACCCGGATCTAAAGTGCGAAAAGGCAAAGCCATTATCTCCAATTTTTCAGAAGCTTCGGACTCTGAGAACGATGCAACTATGTCAATCAGTTGCACGGGTGTTACCGCTTTGACGAATTACACCATTCCAACAGGAGAGTAATAGCACATATTAATCTTGCTAAAAACAATAACACATGAAGGATTATATCACATTAAAGAACGGTCAAAAGTTTAGAGTAGAAATCAACTGGAATTCTATTGCAGACTTTTGCGAAGTGCAAGGATTGAACGAGATATCGGCTCTTGACAACATAAGTAAGTTGAAGGTGACCGATGTAGGGGCTCTGATTTGGTGTGGCGTTCGCGAAGGTGAGCGCATGGATGGTAATGAGTTCACGCATACCATTCGTGATTTTTCTGCTAAGATGTTGCCATCAAATGTCTCAGACTTCATGGCTATACTTTCAAAGCAGATAGGCACTGGCGAAAAAGAGAAACCCGAAAGCAAAAAAAAAGCGAAGAGTCTGTTCAAAAAGAACCCTTAACAATCACGCACTTTCAACGCATTGCGCTGGGCGAAATGGGATTGTCACCAACAGACTTCGGTCAGATGCGATTGTCCCATTTCTTTTTAAAGCTAAAGGGTTGGGTTGATTACAAGCAAGGGAGATATAGAGATCATGCTGAGTTGGTTAGGCTGCAAACCATCAGCCTAATCAACATTAATCTGTCAAAAGAAGATCAGTACAAGTTGCCAACTGATTTATGGAAATTCACATGGGAGGAAGATGAGGAAGAGATTACTAATATGCCACCATCCGATCCTGAACAAATGAAACAACTGTTGAAAGCCTTCAAGCAATGAGCAATATAGTTACAAATCTAAAAGTACGTTTCGGAGCAGACTCATCCAATTTCAAAAAAGGAATGGATGAGAGCAAGAGGGCAATGGGTGACCTGAAGAATGAAGGTAAATCTGCATTCGAAAGTCTTGCGGGTGCCTTTGGTATTAATATGAGTGCCATCAATCAAGGGGCATCCACTTTCAATACCTCCATGAAGGCAATGGGAGGATCCATGAAAGCCACAGCAGCCACTTCGGGTGTCCTATCTGGTGCGCTCAAAGTATTGAGGGTTGCATTAATCTCCACGGGTATTGGCGCCATCCTTGTTCTGCTTGGTTCGTTGGTCGCTTATTTCACAAAAACGAAAGATGGCAGCGACAAACTCAAACAGGCTACAGATTACCTAGGTGCTGCATTCGCAGTGATAGTAGATAGATTGAGTGGTATTGGTGAGGCAATGGTAAAGGCTTTCTCTAATCCTAAAAAACTAATCAAAGATCTTTGGGAGTTCATCAAGAGTCAATTCCTTAATCGCATTGCTGCCATCCCAAAAATGTTGGAAGCAGCTTGGAAGGTTGTAAAAGGAATATTCGATAAGGATATTGATGGCAAACAGGCCGCTAAGGACTTCGGGAGTGCATTCACTCAAGCCATGACTGGTTTAGATGATAAGCAGCAAAAGAAGGTGGCAGATGGTTTCAAAGGCATTGCAAAAGAAAT